CTGAATGTTCTAAGGCAAGGAACTAAGGCTACTGATATTATTCCAAGAAATATTTCAATTGTTCTTGAACCTGCTGGTGGTGAACAGCTATTACTTTCAAGGCAACCTTCTTCTGAAGGTGAAAGGGAAGATATTGATAACATAGTGGAAGAACTAACACTATCTGATCAAACCGTTCTACAAGGAAAGGAACAAAGCATGAGTGGATTGACTAAGGAAGAATTCCTTCAGGCTATGAAGGAACTGAAGGCTGATGAAACTTCTAATCAGGATTCTGCTTTGAAGAAGGAAGTTGAAGAACTGAAAGAACAGTTGGGAAATGTGAATGCAGAGCTTCAGAAGAAGAAGGAAGAAGAAGAAAAGATGAAAAAGGAAGCTGAAGCACTGGCCAAGAAAGAAGAAGAAGAAAGATTGCAAGCTGAAAAGGATGCTGAAAAGAAGAAGAAGGAAGAAGAAGAAATGGCCAAGAAGAAGGAAGAAGAAGCAAAGATGCAGGCAGGAAAAGATAAGACCAAGTACAAATACTATGGCAAGGAAATGGCAAAGAACAAACTGAAGCAGGCACTTTCAGTGAAGCCTAACCTTGCACTTCTTGATAAAACTTCCATTGATAGGGTTGTTGAAGATATTACCAATGCTTCTAAGTTGCTTGATATTGAAAAAGGATACACACTGGAACAGGCACAGAAGGCTGTTGAAGATATGCACACCATTATGATGAACCTGCCGATTGATGAAAATGAAGAAGAAAAGGTTCTGGAAAGGGTAACTGAAGTTCTTTCAGCAACTGTAAGCCAAAGTTCAAGTTCTTCTACTGAAACTAAAAGTGATCCGAGCAAGCCAAAGCCAAGGAAAGGCTTGATAGTTTCCAACACAGAAAGGGAAGAAGCTGCCCTTTCAAAATCAGAAGGTGGCAATGAAGATGTGCCAAAATCCATTTCTGATATGAACAAAGGGGAACTGGAAAATGCTCTTGGCGATATACTTGGTGGGGCACTTGGAGTAAAGTAAGAATCCTGAACTTTTGAACTTTGGATTGGCTAAATGCATAACGTGAAAACACACAGCATAAAGGAACAAAGGAATGGATAACATTTTTGATCTGCTTGCCAAAAAAGGCAAGGAAGGAATTGAAGGGGTAAGGGAAGATTTGGCCCTTCAACTTACTACTGCTGAAGGTGGTGTTCTTTCACCAGAATCACTTGAACCTATAATTGTGGAACTGGTAAGAAAGCTTTCCCCACTTGTTGCTGGAATTACTGTTGTTCAGAGTAATGGAAAAACACATGAGTTCAATAAAAGAACTGCACTTCCTGAAGCTTATTATGAAGGTGAGAATGCAGCTACACCTTCCAGTAATTCCACTTATGCAAGGGTAGCTGTTCCGCTGAAGATTATCCATGCCAAAGGTGGGGTAACTGGATTTCAGCAGGCTGCTTCTAAGAAGTTTGTTGATTCTTTTGTGAAGGAAATGAGTGGTTCAGCACAATCAATGGCATGGGCTATTGAATTTGGTGTGATGTGGGGCAATGCAACAGCAGATCAGTATCAGTTTGATGGTGCAGATGTTTACATTTCCACCAACAGGCTTGATAAGAATGCTGTGATTTCCCTTAGATTCCTTGATGATATGATTGATCCGATTCTGAATGCAGGTGTTGTTGATAGAAGCACACTTGCTTTTTATCTTTCACCGCAGATGCTTTCCAAAATCAGCACACTTCAGACTGAAGCAAGAATTCCTGTTGATAAAGTGAAGTATGCAGGTGGCCTTGAAATGCAAAGTTACAGGGGCATTCCCCTTGTTCCCACTTCTTTCACAAGGCCAACTTCCCAAATGTCTGCACCTGTTCTTGCTGATGGTGGAACTTCTGGTGCTATGGTAACTGCTGGAACTTACAGATACAAGATTGCTGCTGTTACCACATTTGGTGAACAGTGGATTTCTGATGAAACTACTATTACACTTTCAGCAGGTCAGAATCAGTGTGATGTAAGCTGGACTGCCGTAACAGGTGCAAGGCTTTATAAGATTTATAGAACTGTGAATGGTGGTGCTGCTGATACTGAAAAGTATCTTACCACTGTTGCTGCCAAAACCTATGATGGTTCTGGAAGTATCACAGGAAACAATACTTCATACAAGGATGGTGCTGCTGATAGTGTGATAACTGCTTCTGTTGATTATCCACTTGATTTCACCAACAAGGATGAAGTGATTTTCCTTCTTGATTTGGATGCTTCAAAATCCATAGAGATTGCAGGCTTGAGAAATCAGCAGGGTGAACAGGTGAAGAACCTGATTCAGATGCTGCCACTGGCAAGAACTAAGGATGTTGAAGAATTCCTGCTTGTTTCTTATCTGGCCCTTGTTTACAAGGGTGATATTTTCAATGCTATGCTTAGAAGGGTAAGGGTAGCCTAATCATTCTTGTAATATAAGGAAAGGATAAGCCAATGGCATGGTTTAGAGCAAAAGGAATTGAAAAGGGTGCTTTTCTTTGCTACCAGATAAAAAAAGGATTGCTGGAAGTAAAAGATGCAAAGCACATTGCCATGTTGAAGGCTGATCCTAGATTCCAAGAACTTTCATCAGAAAAGGTGGCCAAGGATAAAAAAGCCTTGGCCACTGATTCTGATTCTTCAAAGAAGGAATCAGGTGAAGCCAAGAAAGAAGAACCTGAAAAGGCTGAAGCTGAAAAGGCAGAGCCTAAGAAGGTAAAAAGGACTAAGAAGAAAAAGGAATAATCCTGTGCTTGAAGGGATAGGCCAATGCAGGTATGGGGAACAGATACAGTTGATAAAGTGAAAGAAAGGCTTACTGAACTTGGCATTGATGTTTCTGCTTGGCCAGATGCAAAAATTGAAAGCATAATCCTTGAAGCACAAAGGCAGTTTGAAAATGCCACACACAGAGAATTTGAAACTGCCACCACAATAAGGAAGCTAAATGGAACAGGGAAGAACCTTATGGTTCTTCCCTTTATTCCTGTTCAATCCATAGAATATATCAATGTTCTTTATTCAGATAATGTTGCACCATTGACTGTAACAGGATACAGGCTGAAAGAAGAAACTGGTGAACTTGTTCTAACAGGCTTGTATCCATTTTATTCTGATGTTTGGCCAGAAGGCATAGCAAACATTGAAGTAAAATGGATTCATGGTTATGATGTAGCCAACATCCCACAAGATATTGTTGATGCTATGATTCTTGCTTCTACCATAGAAATCATTCAACGTGATCCAAGGGATTGGGAATCAGAAGGATTGGTATCAGTGAAGATTGGTGATTATTCTGAATCCTATGGTGCTGGTGATTATTATGGTGGTGCTTATGGCAGGCAAATCAAAAGATGGGATGAAAGAATCAAACTTACAATAGCAAAATACAGAAGAACAATCATATTATAATGGTAACTTTATCACCAATACCAGATAGGCTTCTGCCACTAAGGGCAACAATCAGAAGGAAAAATCCTTCCACTGGTGCTTTTGAAAATGTATATACTGATGTGCCATGCCGAGTTGCAAGGCACATGGATTCACCTAACAGGGATATGGCATTTACTTCTTCTGAAGTTGAAATATCAGTAATATTCTTCAACAGGCAATTCAGTGGAAGTGATTTGAACATTAGATATGAAGATCAGATTGTAATTGATGCAGAAGTTTACCGAGTTCAAAAGGCCACTGATGCTGCAAGTGCTGAACATCATTTAGAAATCAGGGCTGAACATCTGAAAACTATGCAAACTGATCCATAAGGTGTTCATTGATAGTACAGATAAAAATTGATAAGGTTCAACTGGCAAGAATCCAAGCAAAGTTTGGTTCACTTGGTAACTTGCTTTGGTTGCAAAAGCCTATAAGGGATTCTGCATGGTATATGTATCATTCAATTATTCAGAATTTTGAACAGGAAGGAAGGCCAGAAAAGTGGGCAACTTGGAATCCTGCTTACAGGCAATATAGAATAAAAGTTGGTGAACCTGCTGGAAAGATTCTTCAGTTAGCTGGAAGGTTGATACCAAAAGATTCTTCAGGTAAAGGAAGAATTTCAAGGGTATATGCAAAGGCACTTATCAATTCTATTACTAAACCAAGGCCACATGGATTTGGTTGGCATATATCTGCTGGAACTAATGTAATTTATGCTGCTGTTCATCATTATGGTTCAGGGAAACAGAATATTCCAGCAAGGCCATATATGATGTTCCAGATTAGTGATATTGAAGTGATTGAAAGAATGTTTCAGGCACATATCAACAGGATAATAGCATAATGACTGATAGGTATTATGATATTGAAGAAGTGGTTGATAAAGTTATAGAAGTTCTGGAAGCTGAACTTCCTGCTGCTATAACACAAATCAATACTGAAAAAGGGGATTTGCCTTTATCAAATCCTGAAAAATATACTTTTGGTTCAAGAGTAATTGATCCAAACATAATGAAAGGCAAATCAACTGTTGAAGTGTTGGCTGAATCTGAAGTTGGCTTGGAATTCAATCAAGGTGAAACAGATCAGGAAGTATATCTTGATGTGAACTTGATTGCTTGGGAAGAAGTACCAGAAACAGTTGAAAGAAAAATTCTAAGATATGCAAGGGCACTTAGAAAAGTTATTGATGATAATTCATTTACAAAAATTATTATTCCAAAGCCTGATAATGTGAAAGATTCAGTTGTTGGTGAACTTAGATATGGGCTGATGATGCTGCTTGGTGATATATATTCAAAAACCGTAACTGTTAGGTTCAGGCTAAGAACCATATACACTTATGAATAAACAGGAAAGGGTAAGGCCATGGCAAGAAGAAAAGTAAAGGTAACTTTCAGGGGCAAGCCAAATCAGAAAGCTAACATTGGAAGTGTTAGATTCAATTCTGGTGAAACACATGAAGTTTTTGAAGATGATGTTCCTGATTTTTGTAAGGCTTCAGATCAGTGGTTGATTGGTGATAAAGCTGCCGAGTTTGAAAAGAAGCAGGAAGAAACACCAAAGGAAGAAGCACCAGTTGAAGAAGAAAAGGAAGAAAAACCTGAAGAACCAAAAGAAGAAAAGAAGCCTAAGAAGATTGGTTCTGCAAGGGTAAAAGGCAAGAAGAAGGTGAAGGAAGAAGCTGAAGAACCAAAGGAATAAATAAAGGTTATACATAAAGAAAGGAACAGAACATGGGTGTTATAGCAATCAGTGATTTCCTTGTGCTTGTAGATTCTATTGCTGCACAGGCAAAAGAACTTGATTCAGTAATGGGTGATGGTTCCGGATATGGTTCACCTGTTACTGCTTCTGATGGTGCTTTTGCCAATGTTGAAAGAATAAGGGTTCTTACTGATTCTGAAGTAATTGGTGAACTTATAAATGGATTCAGGGAACAGTTTGAAAAAGTAACTTCTAATCCAAATGCTTATGATAGATATTTTGCTTCTTGCAAGGCACTGAATATTCATGTTGGTGGAATCAATGCCTATCTTACTGCCCAAGGTGAAAGGGTTGCACCTGAATTCAAGGCTTCAATGGAAGCTGTGATTGCAGAAAAGCTTGATCCAGCAAATACATTTTCACCTGCAATAGCAGATATGGGTGATGTTTCAATAACAGGTGCAGGTGCAGGAACATTCACAGATGGTGATGCTGTTGATATAGAAAATTATTATGCAACTAATATTTTTCTGAAGAAAACAACAGTTGCAGGTGGAACACCTGATTCAATAACACTAAGGGTGCATTTGAAGGATTGGGATGATAATGATGTAACAAAAGATGTTGCTGTTGATGGTAATGATGCAATTGATACTGAATATAATGTTGGCACACATCCAGCAGATAAATATACTGATGTAACTGATATTGAAGTTATTTCTGGTGGTGGAAGTTCAGTTGGTGAAAACTGGCAAGCCTTTAGCAAGGTTGAAAGAACAATTGCACTGTAAAAGGAACAAAAACCTTCTTGCATAGAAAGGAATAGAATTATGGGCACAAGGTCAAATGTTCTGCATGGAATAAGCCTTGTAAGGCTTGATGGTGCAGATGTTGGGTACACTGATGGTGGTGTGGAAGTTGAAAAGGCTGTTGAAATCTTTGAAAAGATGGTGGATCAGGAACTTGATGCCATTGATGTTGTTCCAACTAAATATTCTATGTTTGTTAGAACAACCATGGCAGAAGCCACACTTGAAAATCTGAAGATAATTTGGAATGAACCTGAAGCCATTGTAACTGCTGGAAATACCAGAACACTTTACCTTGGTTATCAGCAAACAATTCCAGATCACCTTCTTGAATTTGTGGGAAGTTCACCAGAAGGATACACCAGAACCTATACCCTTTACCGAGCAAAGCAGATAACTTCTTCAGCACACACCTTGCAGAAGGAAGATAAGGTTGTGTTTCCTGTTGAATTCAGATGCTTGCCTGATTGGGATAGGGATATTGGTAAGAGATATGGCAAGATTGTTGATGTAACAGGGCCATAATTGGTAGCCTGTTACTTACTTCTTCAACTTTAGATAAAAAGAAAGGGTAAGGCAAATGGGCAATGGTGATAGTGTAAAGCCAACTGCTGAAAAGCAGAACAGTGAACACACACAGAAGGAAGAAAGGGATGAACTTGCAATTCTGAAGGGTGAAGGAAGAACCTATACAGTTGCAGGCGAAGTGATAGAACAGAAGCCTTTGGTGGTTGAAAACATCACCAAAGGCTTTGAACTTGTTATGGCAGTTCTAAGCACCTTCCTAGAAGCTTATACTGAAGAAGAATCAGAAGAAGAAATTGAACCTAATATGATTTTCAAGCTAATGACTAAAAGCAAGAAATTCATGGGCCACATTGTTGGAATAATTTCACTTGCAATTGGCAAGGATGCCGAGTTTGTAAACAAGAAAGTTACACTTCCTGTTCTTAGTAAAATCATTTATGATTTTTGGGAACTGAATGAAGTTGGGATTGCAATTGAAAATTTTCAGAATCTGGCCCTGAAAGTGATGAATCTGATAAGCAAAGAAATTCAGGGCCAGAAGTAGAACTTGGATGGGGAACTATCTTTGAATTCTTTGCTTCTGAATATGGTTGGAAAAAAGAATATGTTCTAAAAGAAATAACTTGGCCACAACTTAGATTGTATATGGATTCATTTGGCAAAAGGATGGAAATGTATTATGGCAAATCAGGAACAAGTGTTTCAGTTTCAGATGTGAATGTAAAGCCTGATATTCCTGATTTCAAGCCGAGCATGGCCAAGATATTTGAATTAGAACATGAATCTATAAGTAAAGAAGAATTTGCCAGAAGGGAAGCTTCAAGGCCAAGAAAAAAATTCAAAGGAAAAAAATAAATGGCCTTTAGACCAAGCATGTTGAATGTGAAGTTGAATGTTCTGGCCAAAGGATTCCAGAAGGGAATGGGCCAAGCTTCAGGTTCACTTAGTAAATTTGCTGCCAAAACAAAAGCTATTGGTGCAAGCACAGGAAGCATTTTCAAGAAGATGGGAATGGCTGCTGCTGCCCTTGGTGGTGCTATGTTCCTTGCTGGAAGAAGTGCTGCCAAGTTTGAACACCAAATGGCTTTTGTTTCCACAATGGTAAAAGATACTGATAAATGGATGGGAACACTTACAGAAGGTGTTCAGGATTTATCCATTGCCTTTGGGCAATCAACTGAAACAATGGCACAAGGATTATATTCAATTCTTTCAGCAGGTGTGCCAGTAGCTGATTCCTTGAAGGTTCTGGAACAAAGTGCTAAAGCAGCAACAGCAGGCTTCACAGAAGTTGGAACTGCTTCAAAGGCCATGGTAGGTATTATGAATGCCATGGGCATTGGATTTGATCAGGTTGAAAGGGTATCTGATATTCTTTTCAAAACAGTTGAAAAGGGTATTGTTACTTTTGAAGAACTTGCTTCTAACATGGCTGATGTAACTGTTGCAGCAAACAAATCTGATGTTGCACTTGAAGAAATTTCTGCTGCAATGGCCACACTTACCAGATCGAATGTAAATGCAGCAAGGGCAAACATTTCACTTGCCAGAGCATTGGAAGCAATTGAAACACCTGCTGATCAGGCTGTGGAAGCTGCTGAAAGATTAGGCATTGAAATGGGTGAAGCTGTTCTGGCAGGTGAAGGGCTTCTTGGATTTCTAAGGCAATTGGCTGAAAAAGATGTTGGTTCTGAAGTTATCAAAGAATTGTTCCCTGAAAAAAGGGCAAGGTTGGCAATTGATGTTCTGCTTGCTAAATTCAAAGAATTTGAAAGGGATGTGAAGGATGTATATTCAGATGTAGGTGCAACAGCAAGAGCATTGGCCAAAGCACAGGATACATTTGAATTCAAATGGAATAAAGCAAAGCTAGCATTCATAGCCTTTTGGCGTACATTTGGAAAAGCCATTCTTCCTGCCCTTACAACTATTGTTGAAAGGGTAACTGATAAGATTGCCACACTTACCAGTGCCATGGATAACCTTGGTGGTTCAACTGGTAAAGCTTCAAATAAACTTACTTGGATGGAATCAGTTTTCAAGTGGGTTGAAAAAGCTGCAATCAAAATAACTGAATGGATAACAAAAGCAGGATTGGCAATTCTGAAGCTTGGTGATATTCTTACCCTTGGCCTTACAGATTTGGGGAAATATGTAAGTGAATCTTGGGATATGATGACAGAAGCTTCTAAAGCTGCCATTGATGAAGTTGATAGGTACTATGATGAAGTTGCCAGAAAAAGGGCACAGGAAATTCAAAAGATTGAAAAAGAAGCTGCTGATGCTACCAAAAGAAAACCTGTTGCACCTAAGAAAATGACACCTGAAGAAATTGAACGTGCAGCAGGCAGAAGAAGATTGAAAAGGGAAATGAAAAGATTTGAAGAAATGGAAAAGTTTGAAAAGCTTTTCCTTGCTGATAGAATCAAAATGGCCAAGGAATATCTAAGAAGGATGAAAGAACTTGGCATGGAAAGAACTGAAGAATTCAAGGCCATGCAGGAAAAACTTTTCAATCTTGAAAAAGAATACAGAAAGGAAAGATTGGATTGGATGCTTGGTGAACTTGATAAGTATGCTGAATTTGAATTCAAAGGATTGGAAGATGCTGAAGTTGCCAAGGCCAGATTGAAGGTAAGGCTTCTGAAAGAATATCTGAAGAATGTGAAAATGACTAATAAGGAACTGGTGGAAGTTTATAAGCAGCTAAAAGAAGCCGAGTTTGAACTTGAAAAAGCTTGGCTTGAAAGAATGAAGAAGATAAATGAAGATTATCAGCATGATAAAGTTGCTGCTTTGGAAGAATGGATTCAGAACCTGATGCACAGGTACAGATTGGCTGAAGCAGGTTCAAAAGAAGAAGCTAAGATTGAAGCACAAATTACTAAAGCCAGAAGGATGCAGATAAAGCAGGAACTGAAAGATGCAGTAAATCTTGCCAAGAAAAAGGGTTCAATAGCTGATGAAGAAACTACCAGATATGAAAGGCTTACTGCTGCTTCAATGCGATTAGAAGAAATAATGAAGAAGCAGGGATTGACTGATAAAGAAAGGGCACAAATAGCAAAAGTAAAAGCCAAGATTGATAGGGAAGCTGCAAAAGAAGAAGCAAAGGAAAGGGCCAAGGCTGAAAAGCAAGGGATTGATTTTGATAAGGAATTGAAGAAAAGGGCACAGGAAAGGGCTGAAGAACTTACCAAACTTGCAAAGAAAAATCAGGAAGAAGAAAAATCACAGGCTGAAAAAGCAAAAGAAGCAGGTAAGCAAGCTGCTGATACTGTGAAGAAGGGATTCAAGGAAGCAGGTGAAGCAGTAAAGAAGGCAACTGATGAAATGGCAAAAGGCTTGGAAGTAGTTGCTGAAAAAGCAAAATACACTTCTGGTGAACTGGTGAAACTTGCAAAGGCTTATGCAGAAGCCTATGTAAAAGGTGGGCCACAAGTTCAAATTCCAAAAATGTCACCAGAAGCCACTATATTTTTATCAAAAGCAATCAGGCATTATATTGAAAAGTTATCAAAGGAACTTGCCAAGAATGCAAAGCTTACACAGAAAAATGATATAAAAGTTGGCCCTGTAAATGTAAATGTAAAGAAGCTTGATACAAGCAATGCAGAAGAAGTTGGTGAAATGATTGGTGATGGAATTGCACAATCAGTTGCAAATCAAATGGGGCAAGTAAGGCCATAATATGGGCAGGCATAGAAATATTACAACAATACCAAAAGGTGGCCCACCAAAAAAGAAAGGGCCAGTGAATCCAAAGAAGGGCAAGGAAAAGAATTCTTGCAGGCAAGTTGCTGAAATTGATTTCCTGAAGGAATGGCTAGAGCATGAAGAAAAATATTGGCGGGAACAACATGGTGTTGAATGGAATGATGTTTTTGGTGTTGGTGGAAGGATATTTGTTGAAAGTTCCGAAGATTATTATGGTGAAGAACAAAGGGCTGAAGGTGATCCACTTAGGCAACCAAGCAATCCTTCAACTGTTGGTGAGCTTGCAAATCCACCAAAGGATGAAGGTTTTGATCCGAATAATCCAAGAACTTATGTTCCAAGGGATGAATATGAAGTAGATAAAAGAAAGCAAGGATATAAAAGTTCCCCTGATGATCCAAAGCCAACAGATAAGGTACATGCAAGGAATAAGAAGAAAAAGGCACTGGAAAAGAAAAAGAATGATAGGATTCCAAAACCTGAAGGTGAAGGGCCACACACTGTTCCTTATGATGAAGCTGTTCAGAACATAGTTGAAGAAGCAGGATTTGAAGATTCAAACATTGATAAAGTTGAAGGGTATTTACCTGTACCAATTGATTTCAATGAAATGTTTGTTTCAGAATGTATTGATATGATATGTAAAATGGCAGGTGCTAACTGGACAGTAGGGGCAGATGGAGTATTTCAATTCTTCACACCTGATTCAAGGCCACATCCTGTTATTGCCACCACTGATCCATTTGGTGTGAAGGATTATTTGGATATGCCAATAAATCCTATACAAGCTAATACACTGGAACTTACTGAATCTTCAGATGAAATAACTAATAGGGTTCAAGTTACAAATTCAGGTGAAAAATCAAGGGAATATCCAGAAGATTTTTATATTCCACCTGAAACACCAACACATGAATTTCATCTAAGTTATGAACCTGAAGGGCCAGTAACTGCTTATATTTCAACTGGTGGTGAAATTCCTATCATAACACCAATTGATGTTGAACAGGATTGGGGTGATAGAACTTATCTTCCAGAAACAATATTAGGAAGAACAGGTTATTATCCTTCACCACCTTATTCTTCACCACCTACTGGTGCAGATATAGTTGCAAAATTGAACAAAGATGAAAAGGTTATAAGATTATATGATAAATCATCTGGTGAACCTTATTATCTTGCAGGAATGATTTTGAATATTACATATTTTCATCTTGATCCAGTGTATATGTCAGTTGAAGATGCTGTTTCAATTGCCGAGCATGGAATTAGGGATAGGCTTTTCATCTGCCCTGATAAGCACAGGATTGAAGAAGTTCAAGCATTAGCAGAAGCAGAAGTAAGGGATTATTCAGAAGTTGTTCAACATATTGAATGCAAGGTTTATAATGATGTATATGCAGTTGGTGATTCAGTAAGATTCATTGTTCCAGCAATGAACATTGATGCAAGATTTTGTGTGTATGAAGTTGAAAGGGAATTTGATGCTGATAATCCAAATGTTGGCCAAGCTGTAAAGATAAAAGCTGGAAGCAAAGTTCCTATCAAGCTTGCTGAAATTATCAATGCACTGAATAGAAGAATATCAGCACTTGAAAGGCCATATAATCTTACTGATCCTGATAGTGAAACTAAATTTGAAGTTCCTATAAGGAATCATCAGTATCTAAGGGAACAGGTTGGAATCAAGGATGAATTGTATGTTGATGTTGAAATAGTTTCCCTTGATAGAATTGATACTGATAGAATTGATTCAGGCAAGATAACATAAGGAACAGATGAATGGGTGAAGCAAAGTTTGGAATAAAAGGTGAAGTAACATTCATTGTGGAAACACTGGATGGTTGCAAGCACATATTCAAGAATAGAAATACTGTTACACTGGATGGATTATACACAATTGCACAAGGATTCCTTGGTGCTTGTGGAAGTTCAATTCATTTTATCACTGGAAATCCTTACATAGCAGTTGGTGATGATGATACTTATCCACAACCTTCAGATACAGTTCTAGGAAATGAACTTCTAAGAAAGAAGGTTGAAGATATTGGAATGGTTAGAACTAATAAGAATATGTATTTTGAAATTCAAATTGAACCAAATGAAGGGTTGAATTCACCATATTGGGTGTTCAAGGAATGTGGCCTTTTCATTGATGGTGCAAGTGCAACACCTGATTCTGGAAAACTTGTTGCCAGAACTTTATTTGCACCTGAAATTGAAAAAACAGAATATAAAAGGCTAACAATCAGGTGGGCACTGAAAGTTGAAAGGATAGAATAAGATGGTTCTGCCTTCACATAAATGGGATACCAATGATGTTATCATAAGGCAAAGGGCCAATGGTATCATCCAGCAACCTGAAATGGTTGAATCAGGCTGTGTAATTACTGCACCTTCACCAACAAGCATTCAGGTAACTGGT